AAATTCTACACTATTTCTTACAACAATCCATTCTATATTGCTTTTGTACTCTACCCAAGTAACATCTTGCGGAAAACGCTCATCATCGAGAAATATGCCAACTATTTTCTCGCATTTTTGAAGTATTTTGTTCATTCTTCATTACCTTTCTTTTCCAATTCATCGTAAATTTCTCTAAGCATGTCTAGTGCATCTTGAAACGGCCGTTCTGTGCATACTGGATTACCGCCGTATCTTGAATAATATCCATCACCTAGATCGATAAAAGATTGGCCAAACTTGAAGTAGTGTCTTTTACCATAATCATCAGGCATCTCAAATTTCTCACCTGTGATACCACATTCCCACTTTGTTTCGCAAAACGCTGCATGGAACATTAGCTCTCTTACTTCCTTCTTAATATCACTCATTTGATGCCTTTCTTTGTTAGACAATCTCTCCATCAACATCATCAACAACAACGCCTAGAAGATAATTACCATTAGCAATCTCTTGGTTAGCTGTTTGAATCTTGTCTGGATTGAGCCAATTATCCATCCACTTTAATGGGTTGTCAACTTGTTTTTTGCTATCACCAAACAGTGTAACGTAAACATCATCAGCATTGTAATCTACCCACATCTTCAGTAGCGTATTAGATAACCCTGATACACCACGACCATCACTCAAAACAAAGTCAATCCAATCATATTCACCTTGAACAAAAGTGTCAACAATCTTTCTTAGGCTGTTTTCTAAATCTTTCCACTGCTTAGGGTTAGTTTTCATCTCATGCTGAATAACATACTTCATTGTCTCAGCATGGATGTTCAGCTCATCAAGCATGATCTTCTGAACATAATTACCAACACCTTGCAGTGTGCCAGTACGTACCACACCGAATGTTTTAGCAAAGGATGACATGAACTGGATACGCTCCATGCACCACCATGTCACAAGCCCTTTTATCAATGTAGGGTAACACCCATTCTCAGACATTCTCCCTAGTTTGTAGAGACATCCTACATTGCTCAGTTTACCAAGAATCCCAAATATAGGCTCTAACCGTTTCCGTACTTGCTCAATGTCTTGGATGAATTTTTCCAATTCCTCATGGTCTGGGATACATTGTCTGACAATCTCTGAGTAAGTCATAGAGTGAACATACTCCATGCTTGTATTCAACGAGAACAGGCTACTTGCTTCACTGTTGGTGAGGAATGGTGCAAACAATGGAAACAGGTTATCTGCTGCTACACTGTCAAGATGCCACTGAAACAGGATGTTATACAGCATCAGGTCTCGTGTACCTTTATCAAGTGAACGTAGCTGTTCACGGTCTTTACTTAAATCAAACTCATTGTGCATCCAGTCTGTTGCTCGTTGCGCTAGGTACAACTCTTGTAAGCGAGGATGAGAGACAACGATTGTGTCGTAAATCCCTTTAGGCTTACCAAAGAAAATCTCACTTCCTTCACCAATCTTTTTATCAAAATTAAACATCACATCTCCTGAGAAACAAGGGAGGCAATTTACCTCCCTCTTGATTGCAGATTATAACGTACAACCACCTGATGAACAACTAGTAGCCTCTGCTTGCTGATATACACCGTTTGTTGAATGGTTAATGTAGTAACGAGACTTCATTCCCATTTCTTGACGGTATAACCAGTCTTTGATTAGCTGCTTACCAGACACGACAATCTTACCATTCTCATCACGCTTATGTGCCATGTAATAGTCTGCACTGATACCTTGACCAGTAAAACATTGCACAATAGCGTATAGGTCAGTCATATCTTTTGTTGAGATGGTAAATGCCTTCTCGTATTGGTCTTGCAATTCCTCCCACTGTGGTGCAATCCATTGAACCACTTTCTTACCATCCTTCTTGGTAATAATGCCTTCACGGATAGGGTAAAGGCCATTGCAGCTATCTTGAGCAATACTGCTACTCTCAGAAGGTACAGCAGTTTCTAATACAGAGAAAGCAATACCACCATTTTCTACAATCTCTTTCCGTAGTGTTTCCCAATCACGTTTCAAAGGCTGATGTGCAATTGCTTTAGCCTTCTCGTTCCGTGTATCAATAGGAAGCCATCCGCTAGGGTATTTTGTTTTTCCGACCCATTTAGCGTTACCAAACTCTTTACCAAGTTTTAACGCTGCCTTGTGTAAGAAATAACTATGCGTCTCAGCAAGGCGGTGAACAAACTTCTTGCCCCAAATATCACTATACTTCATTCCGTTCTTAGCCATCAGATGAGCTAAGTTTAAGATACTGACACCAGCAGACATCCGGCTAATACTCGTTTCTTCCATCTGCTTAAACGGGTAGTGAGATGTAAGGATGTTGACCATAATCATTAGCAAAGCATAATACGCTGTTAGTTCATAATCCTCATCACCGTCAATGTTTGCCACGTTGATACCACACAAGTTGCATGTTGCAATTTCACCGCCTTCATCAGGATTAACATTGTCTAACCCTTTCTGACCTTGCTTATACCCTGACGTTGGAAGGAAAATTTCTTGACATAAATTGCTACTGTAGATTGTGTCCAAGAATGGTGTATGGCGATTCATCTCATCAGTAAAATGCTCATATTGACGTGTTTCGATTGCTTCACGAAGGACAGTCAATAAAATTTTCCGTGCATTCACCAATTTCTTAGGGATTTTCTCATCTGCCAATACCTTGTTGTATTCTTCCAAAAACTTCTCTTTGTCTGGTTGATACAGCAATTCCCAAAGACGTGGTGCATACAATACACTTACCAACATCCAATCTTTGTTTTCACGCACTGCATCAGCAAAGGCAGCATTAGAACCAAAGCTAAAATCCATTTCGCCAAGTCGTTTCTGGTCAACTGTCGTAGGGTTACGCATACGAGCAATGTCCATTACTTCAGGATCAAGGCAAGTGTAGTGCATCGTTACTGCCCCGCTACGGCCTGCCTGTTGATTAGCTCGTGCTAAGGTCATTACGGTACGGTAATACTCTAACTTCCCGTTATGCTCGATTGTAGTGTTGCGCACAGGGTCTTTAGGACTACGGATAGACATGCTAGCCCCTAAGCCGCTTCCTGTAGCACTACAACTCCACACAGCCTGATTTAATGCTGACATGGATGGTAAATCATCCTCACTTCGTACAACAACACATGATGGTGCTGTGCCTCTTGTTGTCCCAACATACAGATGGTTAGGTGTCGGGGCACATAACTTCTCTTGGCTAAGACGGTTGTAAATCTCTTTAATATCTTTTAGTCGCCGTTCTTTAGGCAATTGGCTACCATAGAATAACGCTTGACGCATGAACAAGAACTGCGGTGTTTCGTACAATTCACCAGTGACAGCACTCTTTAATCCGAACTTATTACACAGTTGCACTACCTGTGAATGCTTTAACTTCATGTCTCGAGAATGGTCAATCATCTTCTCAATTTCATGCCATTCACCATCGCTGTATTCTAATTTCTTCACCATTCCGAGAGCCACAGTGCGATTGTGCTGCTCTTTTACTGACGGGATGACACCGTTAAACAACCGATGGTAAATATCACCAATTAAGAGCCTTCCTGCCATTTTCTGATGTGCTGTTGATTCTTTATCAATACAAGCGTCAATCATTGCATTCTGTAGGTCAGAGGTCTTGCAGTAGTTTTCACAGCGAAGGAACGCACTCTTGCTAACATCTTCCCAGTCAATACCTAACTCATTACTAGCCCACTGTGCCCAATGGTCTAGCTTCTCTTTCTTAAACTCTTGAATCTGCCCATCACGCTTGATAACGTGTGTGATATGTAGCGTCATTTCATTCCCTTTTCTATCTTTTTACGAACATCGTGAAGAAGGTTGATTAAATCATCTAACTGGTGATAATCAACAACAATCCTATCGTTTAAGACATCTACCACTACCCACTTTGCTCTCTCGTAGATAGTGGCAGACATCTTATCGTCAACCTTTATTTTGTGCAACAACATCTTCGCCAATCACCCATTACAGATTACTCAACAATGTTACACCGATGCTGACAAGGTACTTACGTTTCTTTTCAATTTGACTCTCAATATCTCTCTGCCATTTAATTTCCTCTGGTGAATTAAGGATATAACACTTGTCAGTCAGATCACCATTCTTGTGTGTAATATCTTTCTTATGAGCATTTAACCCTTCTGTCTGTTTCATTGATTGCCCACTAAGAGAATAAAGCATTCCACGGAGGTAAGAGTCTTTATTACGCCCAATATGTGCCTGCACTGATGCTTTACCTGAGTTCATCCACTGCCGATCACAACGCTCCCAGCCAACAATAATAACATTAACACTAGGAATCTTACTGTGCAGTGTACGACATAGTCCAACATCTACTCCAAGCCCTTTATCAATATCAAAACCAAGAGAGTGTAAAATATCGCCAAGTTCTTCTGTGATTTGACCATCCACAAATACTTCTTTCTGCTGAACGTACGGTAATAAGTCACTCAGCGCAATCCGTAGAACACTCTCTCCTCGAAAACAGTCAATATCATTTCTAATGTTCACATTCATATTATCCCTCTGCAATCTTTGTTAGATCATCAACGTAAATCCATTTAATGCTTTTAAGGTCTGAAGTTTTGTCGATGTAGAAATTACCTACCTGTGCTTCTAGCACATACAACAAGCAATCATCCTGCTCTGCTGTATCACCAATCTTTATGTAATCGTAATCACGGTACTTCAAATACTTTGCAGAACATTTTAACTCTTTACCTTTAGGGTAATACATCCAGAAGTATTTGAACTTATCAACAATGGCATTACTTCCGCAAATTAGTAAAATTACTTTCTCATGATCTGGCATCTTCTCAGCCATATTTTCAAACTTTATACTGAACATCTTTTTACCCTTTATCGTCAGTTAAAACATCTTCCATGAATACAATTTCAGGCTTACCGTTAACAATAATACCACAACTGATGATCGGTGCAATAGGTGATTGCTTGTTATAATTAAAAGCAGCACTAGAATTGTCAATCAAGCAACCCACTTGCATTGCCCATCTGCGTTTTGGCTTATCATTGCCATACCCGTATGGTTGCCACCATTCTACTTTAGAAAGTGTGTGGTAATGGCCTTGCACAACGCACATACTGTTTGCTTTGCTAACCTTGGTAACATCTGTTGTCTTACCGTGAATGAACAGCACATCTTGACCATGAATGTTCATCACTAAATGATCCATCCACTTCCACCCACTGCCTACGCCATACACCTCATTATAAGACTTCAAATACTGGTTAGGAATGCCTGCTGTCTTTGCTTTGCGGTAAGCTAGGCTTCCATGATTACTCTCTACAAGGTACATCTCAGGAAACATCTTCTCTAGTTCAAGGATATGTTTTGTTGCCATTGCTAGTTCATCATTTGCCGATGGTAGTGATGTCTCTGACTCATGATAAGACATACTATGCTTATCACATTCATCGCCAATACAGACAACAATGCTTGGCTTGTATTTATCTTTCAATGCTTGCAAGAAACGGAATGTATCCTTGTGCTGGAAAGGAAGGTGCATATCTGAGATTACCAGAACATTGCCTGTACCAACATTCTTGTTAATGTTGTTACGCAGATAATCACTTACAGTGCTACGAGGAACACCTAATCGTTTTGCAATCTCACGCCAAGACATATCACCTTTATTAGCCATCTCTAATGCTTTAGCTTTCCAGTTCATCGGTAATCCCTTTCTTTTTAGATGCACGTTCTAACGCTCGCTTCATTGCTGCTGACTTTTTGTTATCTAATTCTTCGAGCAATGCTTTAGCTTCATCAAAACTAACGCCTTTACGTTGAGAGTGTGTAATGACTCTATGACAACCTTTACACACAATCCGTAAATCATCTTTAGAGACAATCAACATCTTCTCAACAAACCCTTGAATGTCTCCTACATCTTTCAGTGAAGCAAAGTCTTGGCGAATATGATCTACCACCAAATCTTTCTGTTGGAACTCACCACCACAACATTCACATACACCACCCCACACCATGCCATCACCAGTCTTGGTATTTTCTTTCTTGATTCGTACACGCTTATGCTTAATCGTCTCCAGCTTTACTGGGTGCTTAGACCATACTTGACGAATACCGCCACGAAGCCAAGAGAAAAATGCAGAACGTGTTTTCCATACACTAGGATTCTCACGCAATATCAAATCAACTTTGTCCATTACAATCCTTCCATATACTCTAGCACATCAAACATTTGACCCTTATATCTAGCCATCCATAGGAAGAAAGCCATCTCTTTGAATCTCTCTCTGCCATCATCAAGGTAAGCATTCTCATAAAGGCTCAGAATCGCCTGTAAAGCCTCTTTCTCAGTCTTAACGGTAGAAAGTATCACCTTAGCTGTTGCATCGCCTACAGACCGCCTAGAAGCTGGTATATCGTAAAGTTTCTTATCTTGCTCAGATAGAATTTTAATCCCGTCAATGTTATCTGTTGCATCACCAGTAAGAAGCTGCATACAAAATTTGTTCCAGCGCATCTCATCGGTATTATTAAAGAAGGAATTGTGTTGATAGTTATAAAGCCATCCAACACTATTGGCAACAATGTCTTTATCGCACATTGCTACCACATTACCTTCATATACTTTACGACACACAAAATCATCAGTCTCTTCACCATCCACAACAATGCAGTTGGTATTGTATTTATGCTTAACGTACCAGTATAAATCTTCAAACAGGATCGGCTTATCTGACTTTCGATTTTCTTTATACTTCACAAACTTTGCAGGGTAAGCCTTACGGTAATTTCCTTCACCCTGAATGCAGACATAAGTTTTTCCAATCTTTTTATACTGGCTTACATCCTTGGCAATGCTGCTAATCCTCTGGTCAAACAAATGACCTGCTAGGTTAATGTCTCCCGTTAGCTCATAAGTCTGCTCTATTTCAAAATCACACTCTGATCGCTTGTCGTTATCTTCAGCTACCCAAGATTTGATGAAGTCCTTTGCAAGTGTTTTGTTCTTAAACTGCTTCTCTCTGCCAGACGGTGTATGCTTTACTGTTGTTATTGTCGATTGTTGAGAGAAAGCGTACATATACAACAGGCTGTCAGCGTCAATGTATAAATCCATTTTGTTACCAATCTATTAGTGTCCATACAAACATAAAAAGCAGCAAGGATTCCTTGCTGCCTCTCACCTTCAATTTGTTTTAGAACGGAATATCATCATCGTAATCAGCTACAAACTTTCGTTCTTGTAGCGTTGGTGCTGCTGTATCTGTTGATACAGATGTAGATACTCCGCCATTACGTTTAGCAATCTCTTCCATTACTTCTTGCAAATCCTTATCTGCTGCAATCTGTTTAGCATGATACTCTTTAGCTTTCTCAATCAATTCTTTCTCGTTCATTTTTGATTGAACAGCCTTCTGAATCTCACTACCTTCGTAATCTTCTGCTAATACAATCTTACGAAGATCAGACATACGAATCAGGTCAAACTTACATGCACCACCCAATTCATCTTTCTTATCCAGTAAATCTTTGTCATCAAATCCTACAGACACAGACCAGATGAGCGGCTCTTTTGGTGTCAAGTTCTTCATCAGTGGAACTGGAGACTTCACCGATGTATTGTAGAACGTCTTACCTTGTTTCTCTGATGTCTTTACCTCAACATTAACCATGAATGGCTTACCAAGCAACAAGCCAATATTATTTAGGTTAGGGTTTTTGTAGCTAGGCTCAAAAATAATATCTTTTACTGTCTTTCCTTCTGCTGTCTTTGTTACTGCAGCTAACTTTTGCCAAATCGATGCAGGAGCTAATGTCCAAGCCTTCCCTTTAATGTAATTACCGTTTGTGTCTCGTGGTGCAACTGGAACATAGTTGATACCTTCACTTACGCCAAACAGACTTTTATGCAATGGCAGACGGATGTTCTTTACACCAATCTCATCACCATAATCATGTGTCTGGTCAAGAAGGTCAACATACACACCAACTTTTTTAACCGTCTCCTCTTTACCATCCTTCACTTTAGGGAAGATGATTTTCTTTTTTCCATCATTGTCTAACTCAATGTTACCTTGCCCATCCTTAGCGAATCGTGGCAATTTCTTGTGCTCACCAAGATACACCAACAGTCCTACACAACAAGCATTTAAGCCCTCTTCTGGAACAACTTGAACAAAATCATTGGAAACTTCTTTTGGTGTAAACATCTACATCTCCTAATTTATCTTGAGGAAACATTCCTCTGTCACTTGCCTACTATCCTGCTATCACCCACGTTTTAGCAGGTACGAATTACTGATTACCTTGAAGCTAAAGTCATCAGTGCAAGACTTAAACACAAGTCCCTCACGCTTAACACCTTTATTCATCCCTTCACCGTCTGCTAGATCAATCAGATCAGCAACACTGTGATTAAGGACGAATGCTGAATCATATAACGGCACATGGCTTACGTCAAGCTCTTTGCAAAGATTACGACGCTCTTCTGGCAGTAAGTATTGCTGTTTATCAATGTCGAACACATCATAGATAAACACATACGGCTTATCTACTTTTTCGTAGTTCCCTTGAATCTTATGGCTAACCAACTCTCCCTGAAATGCTAGGTTACGTCCTGTGCTCTTAATCTTTTCATGGATGTTAATTTCTCGTGCAATATCCCAGAAAGCACTAGGCATGTCTGGCCGTAGGTCAAGGTTACGAGAGCAAACACCATCAACACCGTTATAATGGTACATCGTGATTGAGCTACCATCAAGTTTGATTGTTACTTCAAACTCATTGCCTCTTTTACTCTCTACCTCTTGTTTCAAGTTCTGAACACGTTCTTGGTCAGTCTTAGGGATGAATGACGGGAAATTCCCTTTAGGTGATCCATTAGAAGTGTTCTGTAAATTCTCGTTATCCCACTTCACAATACCAAGAACATCTGAAACATCTTTGCCTTCTAATACACTCAATGGCAACAGCAGCCCTTGAGATACTACACCACGGAGTTTCTTTGTCTTGAGACGTGCCCCTTCAATCCCGTTATACGATTTACCTTCAAACAAGAATGGTGCTAACTCTTTACTTACCCAGCTATCAATCTCACAGTAAACTGCGAAATCACCTACTCGGTATTTGCCAATTGCATCTACAACTCTCCAACCACCTACTCCATATACACAAATGTTATCTGCGCCTTCGATGCGGATAATGGAGTCTATTTTCCTAATTGTTGCAAGTTTTCTCATTATTATACTCCTTTAAAGACTGACTAATTTTTTGTTTAGTTTCATTGCTAACAGAGTGTCCCATCAAAGACTTACTAATTTTCAAACGTACTTCATCACTGACAACTTTCTGCTTACCACTAATGCTTCTTTTATTGTTTGCTGAGTCTGTTCTAACTGCTTCCATGTGAGCTTCTGGTCTGCCCATGACCCAATCTAAAGGTTGCTCTCCCATTTGAAACTGTCTTGAATCACCTGAGATGGGGTTGTGATACCACCTTTTACCTATTCTAGACTTCCGTTGATTTTCTGTGTGCTCGTCAGAGCGTGGAGGTTTAGGTTTCCTCATCTTCTCTTTTGTCTCCTCGCTGAGTTTTCTTCCTTTCATTTTTTCAGAAATCTTTTGTCTAGATTCATTACTTAAAGGTTGTCCACCATATGCATGTGGTGTTATGTTGTAGCCAATGTCTTTGTTTGTTGAGTCTAGTTTAGTAATCCACTTTTCTTCGGCAGTATTAGCCTCTTCTTTTGATCCGCAAATTTCTAAAATTTCCCTTGTAAATGCGTCATCCCCGTACTTCTTAATAGCTCGTCGAATTATCTTCCCACTACCCAGATACCCATCATCTACAGTTCCTGTCTTGTGTTGTCCAACGTAAATTTTCCCAGTTACAGTGTTTGTTGTTTTATATCAACCAAATAATAGTCATATCAGTACTCCTGTTTATACTTTTTCTTAACCACTACGTTCCATCCACCTACCACAGCCTTCTCAATAGCATCTGCATTCTCGATTGGCTGAATATCGTCAATCTTACGCACTGTTGCCATTTTACGCATACTTCCCCCTATTTAACTTTCATGGCTGTTTTAAGAAGTGCCTCAATCAAGTCCTCAACATCAGTCCATTCAGGACTTACTTCCTCGTTCTTCACTTTAACAAACAAACTATCAAAGATAACAACCTCACCAAGACGTTCTGTGTCAATCACAACAAAGAAATTATCTGAATCGTAGATGTATTCATCAGTAAGTTTACCCGTCTTAACTACCGTCAATGGGTACTCAATCTCATTGATAACATCAAGTAAATCTTCGATTGTTTTAATGCGAGACATTTTTAGTCCTCTGTTTGTTTATCTTCCATTTCAAGAAGTGCATCATGCTCTTTTACTTTCTGCAAACGCTTCTTCTTCACCAGTGAAGCCTTTACCTTAGCTCTATGCTCAAAATGAGCAACCTTAGCTAATCCGGAATAAGGCTTGTCTTTTTTCAAATTGTTGAGATACATACTTTGTTAAACACCTCCGTTTGCAATAACACAAGACAGATAGTAGTCTATTATTTTACAATCTGTCAAGTGTCTTTTTAGGATAATTTACAGAAAAATTAGTGAACGTCTTTCCAGCTACCGTTATATGACTTCTTACCTTCCCCATCCAACTCTAACGGCAATTTCATGTATTCACCGGCCTTTACAATAGCCTTTACTGTCAATGCTGTTATCTCCTCCTCTACACCATCTTCACATTCAAATGAGTATTCGTCCAATCAGTTATGTGGTTCGTTACACCACTCTACAGTTTCCTGTAGTGTCGGGCTAGATCACAGACCGTTCTGGCCTCTCTCCGTTTCGATAGCACTTGCTACCTACTCCCTGTCGGGATAGCCTCCACACACAGAAGCATTGCTTCTTTGCTCGGTATTGCCCTCAGCTATTTTGTTAGGGTCTCTGTTAGGGTTTCACCGAATTAGGAGAGTTGTTCGACTAGCATTCCTGCTAGAAGGCACAACATTTATGCACCATACTCACACGCTTAACCTTTTTGCCTTTATATAGATAGTAAGGTCTGCCTAAATCATCGAGATACATCTCACCCAGCCAAGCATCCATGAAACAGGCTGCATAACTCATAGCTATTGAGCCGCAACTTTGCCCAATTAAGTTAATCAATGTGTGCTTACCTCTGGCACATAACATCCTGCCGTCCCAAGCCGGTACATGGCTTTTCTTACCTACCGTGTTGTAATACCTCTCAATGTTTTCCTTAAGTTTACCTAGACCTTCATTCTCTAGGAAGTAGTTATCGTAAGCCCTTTTTGCTTCAGATTTAGATAAGCCAAGACTTGCCGATAACCTCCCAACGCCTCCGCCGTATGCCAATAAATATGCACCTGTCTTAGCTTTATTACGGTATGGCTTAAATTCTGGCAAGTCTTTCAACCCTTTCATACACGGATCAAACCTATTTTTCAGATCAGGGAAGAAAATGAAAGCGTTTCTAGAATGGCTATCTCCGTTAAGGACAATATCAGCAAATGCACCATTATCGTACTTCATTGTGTACGCTGCCACTGTCCTATTCTCTAATGCTGCTGCATCAGTGCCAATGTACCAGCAACCATTGTCAACAGTAAACAGATCGCGCATTTCACTTCCTAGCAAAACACCTGCATCAGCTTTTGGGCAGTTTGTTACTGTTTTATGTTTTACACGGAAAGTAGGAGTGTATCCGCTAATCTCAGCACTTAGTCGCCCATCCCATTCAATACGCCAATTATTTATCCACCCTTTTACAACACCACGTCTGTTACGGTAAGAGAGGTATTTCACAACCTTTGCTGGAACTTCACCATTCAGTTTTAATAGGTTAGGACACAACTCACCATCACTTTTAATTTTTGGTGATGTTTTAATCAGTTTACCATTAGCATCACGCATAGGTTTTTTTGTTGCTGGATCATTTTTATAGTTCCAAAAATCTTCATGCGGTATCCAACCTGATTCAAGAAAGTAATTCTTCAATTCATCATTATCATCAATCTCAAGCGGCATCTTTACTGGTAAGACAGTATTGGCAACAATATCAACTTTCATCCCGTACGCTTCAATCTTGCCATCAACAATTTTAGCATTATGCTTCTCTAGCCATTTAATCATTGTCGAACTAAGATCGCCGTTCTTTTTATACGGTGCAGCAGGAATCTTGTAAAATGCTTGCTCAGTGCTTTTCAATTCACGACTAGGCAACATAGGGTCAACGATAGCCTTAATCTCTGCCATCTTCTCATCAATATGTGCCAGCAGTGCCTTAGCCTTCTCCACGTTGAATTTAACACCTGTATAAGCCTGTGCTGAATACAGGAAATAGTCTTTACTGAGTTGGCGGAAAGAAGGATGAACCCAGTCTTTATACAATGCCTTAGCATCAGCCCACAGTTTATTGAATACACCAATACCAGCCTCAACGTCAGCATCACAGTATTCAATCATTGATTCAGAGAAGAATGAGAACTCTTGTCCTTTTGGTGCTGCCTTATCCATCAGCCCTTGATCAATCAATTTCTGACGGAAGTCCATCTTCTCATTCTCGTTCCCAGATGCTAAGAACTCAAGTGAATGCCCTTTAGAATCTGGGTTGATATACATCGACAGCACATAGGTATCAATGAACGTAACGTGCTTACCGCCTAAGTAATCTTTACCTGCTTTACCTACAACTGGCTTAATCCCCATCAATTTCCATAAAGCCCATAAGTCAAACCCTAAGCCATTGTGTGATACCACATAACAGCCATCAGGGTATTGACCAACCCACTGCATTAGTTTGTTTGCTGCACCCTTATCATTGTGCGGAAATAGTGCTAATTCCCGTTTACCATCAAGACTCTTGAACTTTGCATACCAGATTTTGCTTGATTGCAAATACAGTCCGTCAGTCTCAATATCAAAATAGAAACCATCTAATGTTTCCATGCTTTGCATCCCATAAAAGAAAAGAGACACCTATACTAGCATGTCTCTGTTGTTATTGCACCAATTTAATTAAGCAATCTCACCTGCCTCTTTTAATAGGCCAGCAACCCATACCTCACCTTTTGGTGTGAAGTAGGTAGAGATAAAAGCGTGGCCTCGAGACTCACCAGTTTTATTTACAAATCGTCCTGCATTGATATGCCGAGCGTAAGGCAACCAACACTTGTTCTGCTTATACATGATTTTGTTATCAGCTAAGAACTGTCGGAATCTACGTTCACTGATACCAAATATCTTTGCCATTTTACGGAAACCTTTTAATCCTGTGCTATCAACAAAATTGTCAACAAATTCAGCCTTTGGTGCAGCAATAGATAGTGATTCCGAGATACGCTTATTCTCTGAGATAAGCTCTAATTGCTTTGCTGCCATCTCTTGAATCATTAACAGTTTACCAACATCGGTACTCAAGTCTGGCTTACCTTTAGCTTCCAGTTCTTGCCATCGATCAATAATACGCATACGAACCTGAACATTGTAGCCAGCAATTAAGCAGAGTGTCTCACGCTTTGGTAAATTGTAGCATGGATACATCCGACCTTTGCTATCTTTGTAATCGGCCGTGAAAACGGCTGATTCAATGTTTAGACTATTCAGCATGTTACGGATGTCTGTCAGGACATGCTTATGCTGCTTACCAGTCAACTCTGCAATCTCTAAGCTAGACATCGTCAACACTGTTTCGTTAGCAGAACCAATCACCATCAAATTCTTTTCCATTTTACATCTCCTTAAATTTAACAAACCACTTACACATACTGCTCATACTGCTCATACTGCTCATATTACTCACACAAACTAGCAAGAACAAACAATAACACAGCCATCAACATCTTACAAACCCTTTAATCTGTTTGCAATTTCGTTCAGTTTATCAATTTCGACACCAATTTCATAGTCTGAAAACTGATTACGAAGATCGCAAGCATCGTATACCTTCATTCTTTGCTTTGTAGCATGTAGGTCGTTGATTGCATTCGTTAGTGCTTGCTTGTGAATTACAAGTTTCACATTATCTCGCCAATCCTCTGGTGTTTTCTCTTTCCAAGAATTGACAAGATAATCTAACGTGTAGATAGCGATAGACAGTCCATGAGCAACACCACGATCGTATCTTTCAATACCAAAATCATTCTCGTTGCCTGCTTGATGATTGAACTCATCCATCTTCTGATTTAGCACATTGAGCAACGTATCTAGTTCATCGATTAACATCTCAAACACCTTTCTTCATCTTGAGCATTTCTTTAACAGCATTCAAGGCATTTTTAGCTGACATACCTTTATTGTTTTGGCTAGGCAGTTCTGCCACATATCTAGTTTTTGCTACGCCATGTGGTGTGTTTTGATTATTGCACACACTAACTAATGGTGCAACAACTGGCTTATCTTCCACTACAACATTTTGTTTCTTAGCAGACTGCTTATTCATCTCTCTAACCAACAGACCAAAATCGTTGTATTGCTCTGCACACTTCATCAGGTAGGCATACCAACTTCTCACATCACGCTTTGTCGCTTTAGCATACTCAATGGCATATTGCACCGACATCTTCTTCTCACTGTAAGTCTTGAGCAATGTAAGCAACTGACCACGTTGTAACTTATCCATCACCTGCTTAACAAAAGACATATCAACGTCTTTGTTAGACTTAACCTTGATACCATGATGTGTGATGATTACTGGTGCAATATCGTTCTCTTGAACGTCCTCCCATTGCTCTCCAGACAATGTTTCCAGTAGTTTGTCAGTAACACGGAATTGAGTCTTAGTCCAACCACTAACACACCAGCGTTTGTTCTGGTGAATCTCAATGTAGCCTAGTTCGATCAAATGGTTTACACGCTCATTGCTTGTGCGAGTAGTTTTACCAACACGCTCTGCAATGGCCTTGTAGCCACCACAAGCAACGATCATGTTATTGTCTGCACAACCAAGCATAACCAACAAGATATGGTGCTCTAAGCCATCTACACCGATGGTTGATGGATGTGTCTTAGCTAAGATGCTCAGTGCTTGTAATGCGTTCATGTTACTACCTCCTGAATGAATGATCATGTGCATTGTGCCTTAACGAGATGTCCCGTGTCAACAACAGACTATCAAGACAACCTTAAGACTGCATAAACGCTCATAAAGCCTCTGTATTGCGTTAAAACACATGCAGGTATGAAATGATACGTTTCACACGATATCGTTCAATACAGGCCGATTGTGTGGCTTTTACAGCCATTCTTGGATTGGTTTTGAACACAAACATAAAGAAGTCTTGTCACTTTGTCTTACGGAGGTTGTACGAGAGTGCCTATGTATCTTCTCTCACTACTCTCTACTACGAAGAAAGGGTTTTTCTTTTATTTATTCTGTTATTTATAAAAACATGCAGCAGAAAATTCGCGATAGTAAAGCCTACCGACATGCGAAAAATTCACTCTTGTTGTGTTCAAAATTTAGACACAACGGATGATAAAATTTCACAAACACCTGTGGGACGGTGCACATCGCCATTGGCCACTATCTTGTTGACAGAATACCTGCCAAACCATACAATCGTATCTCTTCACTACGATAAGGATTGCTTTACTATGTACGAGGTAGGGAAAAACAACGGTTACAGGGTAGGTAAGAACCCATGTCCTGCATGTCGTAAGAATGGTGAGGATCATGCAGGTGATAACTTTTATTGGTATGGTGATGGGAAAGGCGGTTACTGTTGGAAATGTAATTACACGGTGCTTTCTGATGATGAGAAAGCAAAACGTAATGCTTTAACAAATGATGTCTCTGATGATTATGAGGATGAAGTAATGACACGGGAAATTATTAGTAGCGAAGAAAATGAACGGATTAAGTTATATACAGGTGTATCCGGTAAGGGCTATCGTGGAATCCGTGATGAAGTAAGCAAGTACTTCGGTGTTCGATATGAGTACGATACTGCAACAGGAGAACCAATTAAGCAGTATGTGCCAACTACCGTAAACTCAATGCTTGCAGGATACAAAACACGAGTATTCCCTAAAGACTTTTCTCACCCAGTAGGAAAGGTTGATAAAGAGTGTGATTTGATTGGTCAATTCCGGTTCAAGAATTTTAACCATACACTCTTAGTTGTCGGTGGAGAGGTTAAGATGTTGGCAGCTTACCAAATGCTCTTAGATGATCAAAAACAGCGTGGAAAAGATGCTTATGATCCTGTTGCAGTGGTTTGCCCTGTAAACGGTGAACCTTCAGCCGCAAAAGAGTTAGCAGCGCAATATGAGTGGCTTTGCCAGTTTAAGAAAATTGTCGTGTGTATGGACAACGATCAAGCAGGCAAGGATGCAACAGAAAGTATCTGCAAAGTGCTACCTAAAGGTAAAGCATATGTGATGGAAATGAGATATAAAGATGCTGATGAGTATATTAAATACGGGAAGGAAAAAGATTTTATTTCAGACTTCTGGAAGGCACGTTTATATACTTCAGCAGCTATTGTTGACAGTGATAAAATCTACGAAGAAATCAAACAACGTGCAATGGTGGACAAACTGAAATTTCCACCTATGTGGAAAAAGGTGAATGATGTGTTAGCTGGTGGTGTAAATTACGGATACATTTGTAACGTACTTGCTGGAAGTGGGTCTGGGAAAAGCAGTGCAATCAATCAGTGTGTTTCCTATTGGATGACTGAGTTAGATTTGAATGTTGGCGTTGTGTCTCTTGAAGCAGAGAGTGGCGAATACGGTGAAAACCTTCTCTCTCATTATCTTGGCCGTAAGATCGCACTTATAGCGGATAAAAAGGAACGTATGGACTTTGTGGCAAGTAAAGAGGCAGAGGAGGCTGCACACCGTCTTTTTAAGCGAGAAGATGGGACAAGCCGCCTATTTTTACTGGATGATCGGGGTGATTACTCTAAACTGAAAGAGCAAATCGAAGAACTGATTATCGCATGTGGATGTAAAATTATTGTTATTGATGTAGTTAGCGATGTGTTCTCTGGTAAGCCTATAGAGTTTGTTGATGAGTGGATGGCATGGGAGAAGAAAGTTGTAAAGCAACATAACTGCATCATCTTCAATATCTCGCATGTTCGCAAGTCAGGTAGTGGTGAAAAATCAGCAAGCCAAGGTGCATTCCTGACAGAGGAGCAGATTATCGGGTCAGGTACACAGTACCGTTCAGCAGGTGTAAACATTGCCTTGCAACGTAACAAGAATGCAGAGGATTTGGTGGAGCGTAATACCACGTTTGTGCATGTATTGAAATCACGTTCTACAGGATGGACTGGGTTAGCCTGCGAAGTTTATTACGACCCTGCTACTCACACGCTGTGGGATAAGGATGAGTGGATGTCAACACAGAATGCGAGTTTCTAGATACTGATAAATAATTGTTGACACAATTTGAGAGCATGTGTAGAATCCACGACATGTTCTTAACAAACAGAGAGAAACAAATGAAAAACTTTATCGTAATGCCGCTGGTACATACAAACATCGAAAACAAAGAAGCAATTAAAACATCTCCGATGTGGTGTGATTTGATGAATCAAAGTGAGGCGTTAAAACTGGCACACGACTTGTCTATGAAGCATAACAAGGAATATGTTGTTCTTGAGATGGTTTACAAGACATCACCTGAGATGACAACGAAAGAAAGCAGTATGAAGGTGGCTGTATAATGAAAGCAATGCTAGTCACTTCATGTATAGCAATGTCTTTTCTGTGTCAGCCAGCAATGGCTAAAAATCTGTCAGAGCAAGCGTTATACAGAATGACACAAAAAGGAAGTGTGCAGTGCCTAGCATCTGCTGTTCAGTACGAAGCAAACACAGAGAGTACCAAAGGAAAGAAAGCGGTAGCTGCTGTTATCGTAAACAGATCAATAGAGCAAGGTAAACACGTTTGCGATATTATCAGACAACCTAGACAGTTCTCTTGGTATAGGAAAGGGAAGATTGGCGTAAACGTACACAAAGATAATGTAGAAGCAGTTAAAAACTTGATTGCACTGGCAGCAAATAACAGATACAATCACCTTAATCACTTAAGCCATTACACTTACTTCTACAATCACAAACAAGTTAAACCAGTGTGGTCAAATAATATGAAGTGCGAAGTGATAGGAAACCACACATTCTGTAAGGAAAGAAAATGAAGATCGATGCAATGTATGACTCATGCAGTGGTCACTCATGTAGTGATCCCTTTGAAGTGTTAAACTACACAGGAGAGCCAAACACATATAGTGATGTAGTAACAAAGGTTGATATTCTGCAGCAAGTGTTTCTGACTGCTAATATCAGCGAAGATCAATTGCAAGACATTCTTAATTAACAGCAAGGGAAATAAAATGTTCACTAAAGGTGATGTGGTTCAAGACGTAAACGGTAACTTATACACAGTTGACGAATACAGCAATATCTTTGAACGTGTATTCTGCTGGAAAGATGGTAAGTGCTATGACCTAAATCCGGACGATATTGAGTTGTATGATGCCGAATTCTCTTTGTATGAGCTACTAGACAATGTAAAGGATGCACTTGAAGGTGTTGAGAGTAACGAGCAGTATTGCGTATCTCTTGATCGGCGTATTGAAAAAGTAGAGCAAGATATTAACCAACTGAAGAAAGTTGTTGGAGATATTGCTAACTACTGCATTAACAACAGTCTGAAGAAAGGGTATTGATATGATTTACGAAAATGAAGCGGTACAGGATTATGAGATTGAATACTTCAACAAGGTAGGTGAGTGGGCAAAAGATCGTAACCTGATTGAAGGCAGTAACCCTGAAAAGCAATTCTTTAAGACTCTATCAGAGTTACTCGAACTTATCAATGCCGTAGATAAGGATCAGGAAGTAGATGGGTATGGCGATGCTTGGGTAACGCTAGTTGTAGGTATGCACCAATTCGGTTTTGATTACAAGGAAACAGCATCACTTACTGAAAAACCACCGATCCAGAACTTACATACATTGAAGGTAGTATGTGCCTTAGGTGAAGCAATCAGTAGTTGTAAGATCGGAATGCAAGCAAAGAAACAAACATATTGCGATGCGATCAATATGTTGAAAGTGTTTAGCGAGGCATCGGGTATTGCATTCAAAGATTGCTTGGAGAAGGCATGGGATGAGATCAAAGACCGTAAAGGTAAAATGATTAACGGAATGTTTGTAAAGGAATCAGATTTACCAGACAACGAAAAGGCACGATAGTGTAGGAATGGCAAGGCATTACAGAGTAAGGTAGTGTCTTGCAATGACTACATTGTTGGTTTGATTAAGGAGAAAATCATGGTGATAGAGTTGTCACCTGAAGAGTTAAGGCGAATTATTACAGGAAAGACTGTTTACAGAAAGTGCCCTGTGTGTCACGGTAGGGGCTATGTCTGGTGTTACCAGAACGATATTGAAGCAGTGGAAGCACCAGAACAAGATGGCGACTCATGCGATTGGTACAAGGAAAGGTACAAGGCTGAATATGTTTGGCAAGAGGATTGTGAAAATTGTGATGCTGTAGGTTTTGTTGCGGCATACACTGATTGACAAGTTTTTAACAAAGGGGAAGTTAATGTATTTATCAGAAGTAAAGGGCAAGGGCGGTATCGTGGCACGAGTAGTAGCAGCATCGCAGAGTGCTTACTGTGATACAAAAATGACAACATTTGAGACCGAGTTTCCTCGGTTCATTTTAGCAGAGGTGAACACCCACTGCATGTTGGAGAAGAATGCAGCATCATCCCGTGCAATCCCAGTGGCTAAGATGCTTGAGAACTTGAAAGAAAACCATGCGACACCGATCCATTGGGGTAAAAACAAAGCAGGGATGGTGGCTGATAAAGAGGTTGATGCTGAGATTGCTCAGAAAGCAAAAGAACTGTGGGAGAGTGCCTTTGCCACTGTTGAGGGTATTTGTTACGAGATGATTGATCTTGGTATCCATAAGCAGGTTGCTAATCGTCTTAATGAACCATTCCAGATTGTGAAGATGGTGATTAGCGGTACAGAGTGGAATAACTTTTTCTATCTCCGTATGCACGAGGACGCTGACCCACATTTTCAAGAATTAGCGCGTTGCATGTATGAGGCAGCGAGTAAGGCTGAATATGAAACGCTATACGAAGATGAATGGCATGTGCCTTATGTGAGAACATATCGTGAAGCAAACGGAAAGCGTTATTACCTAGACAATAATGGTGATTACATTTCAACATTTACGGCACGTCAAGTAAGCGCATCATGCTGTGCTCAAGTAAGTTACCGTAAGTGTGATGATAGCATTGAGAAAGCTGAAGCAGTGTTTGATAAACTGAACATTGGTAGCAAAACAAAGCCAGCACATGCAAGCCCTACAACACATCAGGCAACGCCGATGAATTTGCCAATATGTGTTAAAACACGTCCTGATATGTGGCCTGAAGGCGTTACACATGTTGACCGTTACTATGATTGCTGGTCTGGTAAATTAAAGAACTGGATTCAATTCCGTAAACTGATTGCTAATGAAAGCAAGCGAGGCTGATAATGAACAAACCAATCTTACTATTGAATGCACCACCAAGAGCAGGCAAGGATACGTTGGCTATGTTGTTAGAACGGATTGATAATGCCTTTGTTTGCTCTTTCAAGCAAGGGGTGGATGTTCTAGCGGATGCTGTGCTGAGTGTTGCAGGGATTGATAACAACGTGTTTAAGCGTTGGTATGACCTTGATAAAGAGAAGGCAAGAAAGGAGCTAGGAGGTATGTCTTGCCGTCAATTCTACATTCACCTTTCTGAATCGGTGATGAAGCCTACATTTGGTAATGATGTGTTTGGTAAGTGTCTGGCAAAGCACATTGCACAGAATGTAAAAGATCATCACAAGTATGTCGTGGTGGCTGGTGTAGGGTTTGAAGAGGAAGTGGCAACACTGGTAGATGCGTTTGGACGGGATAACCTGTACCTTGTCCAATGGACTGCTGATGGGTGCTCATACTTAAGTGATAGTCGTAAGCACATCGACCCTGTGCTTATGAATCATATTATGTTGCCACACAATGAAAAATGCTCTACAGTGGATGGGTGGGAAAAATGGAAGGAACAGTCAGTAAAAACGATTGAACGTAGATTGAAAGCGGATGGTAGGTTGTAGTAGCATCAGTGGTGAAACAGTATTAAGCCAATTAAGCCAATTAAACCAAGTAATGATTTCTGGAGATAATTATGGAAAACATGAACATTCAAGTTTTAGAAGCAAACAATGTATTAACAATGTCTAGTCTTGAGATTGCAGAGTTGACAGGAAAACGTCACGATAATGTAGTGCGTGATATTAAGGCGATGTTTGAACAATTAGGTGACAGTGAGGGTCTCCTCAAAAGTGAGGACACCTATGTAAATCCTCAAAATGGTCAGAAATACAAGTGCTACAGTTTACCAAAAGAGGAAACAATCTGCTTGATTGCAGGGTATAACGCTCAGGTGCGTATGCGCATCATTAAACGATGGCAGGAACTTGAACAAAAAGAATCTACTCAGTTTAAGATGCCTAAGACACTATCAGAGGCATTGCTACTGGCAGGACAGCAAGCAGCATTAGCCGAAGAACGTCAGCGATTGCTAGAGCAGCAAAAGCCAAAGGTAGAGTTTGCTGAGACAGTAGAGCGTTCAGACGGTACATTATCGATTGGGGAGTTTGCAAAACTTCTACCAAAGGAATGGAAGATTGGACGTAACAAATTGTTCAAGTGGCTTCGAGATAATAAGTATCTGATGAAAGATAACGTACCTTATCAGCGTTATGTGAATGAAGGACTGTTTGAAGTGATTGAAACAGTGAGTGAATATGATAGTCAAGACCACATTAACTTGCTCACATTGATCACAGGGAAAGGACAGTTGTATATGACTGGCAAGTTGAAAGAAACATTAGGACTGGTATAAGCAATAAAAGGCAGCAGAGGCGTAATGCTTCTGCTGTTTTTTTTTTGTTTCATGGTTGACGCACGATGTATGTTAATGTAAGATTGGCTTGTCTTTAACTGTGTATTAAAGGAACTGGCATGGAAAAGCACATTGAAGTGTTGAGCATTGTTCACGCTTTACAAAAAGCTACCGGAACTAACGAGAAAAAGGAAATTCTACAATCAAACAAAAACAATGAGGCATTGAAAGAATACCTAGAATGGACGTTGTGCCCATCAGTAACAACAGGAATTGGTAAAAAGACACTTGAAAGTGTACATATTGATTCACCAGCACTGAATAGCAGTATCAGCATGGAAGATGAATTTGAGTCTATGCTAGGGTTGGCAATAACATTATCCGAGAGAGGTTACACAGGGCAGAGTGCAGTAGATAAAATTCGTTGGTGGATGTCTGAAGTAGGCGAAGAATCAAGAGAGTTGTTCAAGTATTTGGTGCTAAAAGATATTCGTGCAAAAGTGAATGTGAGTATTGTCAACAGTGTATGGCCTGATTTACTTGTTGATATTCCATACCAGCGTTGCTCATTGCTATCCGATAAAATTATTTCTAGGAGTTTTGAAGGTAAGCAATTTTATAGCCAGTTAAAACTAGATGGAATGTTTGCTGTTTTGGTAAACAATGGTGGAAGCCTTTCGATGTATAGTAGGAACGGTAGTAAGTTTCCTGATTGGGTATCGCAATGGTTAATTGGTGGCAGCAGTGAAAAAGACTATGCAATCGAGGGAGAGCTGGTAGTAAAACAGTATGGGAATATCCTTGACCGTAAGAAAAGCAACGGCATCCTAAACTCTATTTTGAGCGGTGGTGAATTACCAGACGGCACTAGATTACAGATGATTGCATGGAACATGCTGCCGTACAATGACTGGAAATCAGGAAAGACAGATAAAGAATACGTTGAATGTTTTAACGACTTAGACCAGTTTCTATTGAGAAGTGAGACATCGATCAAGTTGGTAGAGTCATATGAGATGTCTAGTTTAGACGATGCCGTAAGCCTTAATAATCTCCGTATGGCTCGCGGTGATGAAGGAAGCGTTATCAAAACACTAACTCACAAATGGAAAAACGGAACATCGACAGAGTGTGTTAAGTTGAAACTTGAGGCTAGTGTTGACCTGTTGTGGGTTGATAGTATCGAAGGTGAAGGGAAAGCAAAGGGTATGTTAGGTGCAATGTGCTTAGAATCTTCTTGTGGTAAGTTGAAGGTGAATGTAGGAACAGGATTTACCGACAAAGAACGTACCGATCTGTGGCACAATAAACGGCATGGTAGCGTTGTAGAAGTGATTGCTAACGATATTATCACCAACAAGAAAGATGCAACGCTATCACTGTTTCTGCCTCGCTATGTGCGGATTCGTGGTGATAAGGATGTGGCAGACAGTGCAGATCGTTGTATTGAGATTTTTGAATCAGCAAAGAAAGGTGGTAATGTATGAAAGTAGCCCTGAAAGAGATTAAAGACAAGATGAACATTCGTTATTTGTTTGCTAAGTATGCCATTGCAAAGCAATCAGATAAGAGTGTTGTGGTAACTATGGAAGAGGAAGATATTGCAATCTGCGGTGAAGTGGTAAAGTTTCCAGATCCAGTGTTATTGATTCGGAATGATAAGTTTGCACAATGGGATGTGAATTACACATTCAGAAATGGTGAGGCTGTCTCAGTGATGGTGTATTATTACAAGCGTACTGGTGTTGGACTAAGACGTATCAGTATGATTGGTACTGACCTAGAAGAAGCAGTGTATAAAACGGTGATTGCATTGAACAGAGCAAGGCACTTGCAGAACGTGGTTAACATCCCATCAAAACTGTTAAAGCGTGAAAAGAGTAATACACTATCTTCTCTTGCTGACTTGAAAGATTGACCTATCAAAACGTAAGCACTAATTCAAACCATTCGCCCATGCCTTAACGGTGTGGGCTTTTTGTTTTTATGGTTGTAAAGCATGTTACAAAATACTTCAAATTTTATTGACTGCCAGTATTACTATGTGTAAAATTGTGGAATCACTTTAGGGGCTTAAGAATGGCTAAGAAATTTTTCCAAAACAAGCAGCACTTCTTTGATCAAGAAGTGGAGTATAAAGATCCTTACATAGAAGGTAATACTAAAAATGGAGTACCAATCTTCCATGCAAGTGACGAAGATATAGTCAGGTTTGTAAAGGAGAACGGGAGATTGGTAACAGGTGAATATGAGC